CAACCAAGTAGATTTTTTCGTCCGCCATTCCTTACCGCCGATAGAGGGAATATTTTTTGCCGGCCAGATATTCGACGCCTACAAATTCGTTTGCGATCTTGTCAAGTCAGCCCGAAAAAGTATCGTCCTTTTCGACAACTATATAGACGAATCTGTCCTGACTTTATTCGGGAAACGAGAAAAATCGGTGTCGGTGGTGATCTATACGGATAAGATCACTCCGCAATTAGAGCTCGACATCAAGCGATTCAACGCCCAATATTCGCCTGTAAAGGTCAAATTATACACAAAGGCGCACGATCGGTTCCTAATCATCGATGGGGAAATCTACCATATAGGCGCTTCGCTGAAAGACTTGGGAAAGAAACTTTTCGCCTTCTCGAAAATATCGGCTATTCCGCCGGAACTTATATACAACAATCTATAATATCCAGTTGTCGCAAATTTTGCGACAAGTCAAAACAAGAAAAGCCGGTGATTAACCGGCTTTTTCATTTTCGTGTTTCAGGTAGTTCCGTTAAATACGTTCTTACTTTCGTTTCTTTTAGTTTAAGGAGATCACGCTCGCACAGGGTAGTTTTAGGTGATTTCGCACGCTCTTATTTATTGTTATATAAATATCTGTAATCCTACTGCAAATATATATCGTATAATTCTATTATGCAACCTATTATACGTTTTTATTTCTTTCCGGCTCGATAATGTCGGCCTTGTTCTTGAACCATTTGAATATATTGATTCGAAACTTGCTGCCTCTTGATTCGAAATAATTATTGAAGCAGGAATTTATTTCACACCCGTATATAACGAACAGGACGACAGCCGGAAGTATGGGAATATCGAAAGGTTGACCGAATGCAGCTCCGAAACTGGTTGCAACCAATATCCAACATATATAGTCGATCATCTTATTGACAGTACGTCGGATCGCCCGGCTTTTCCGTATGGTTTCGCCTCTTTTTTTAGAGGCTTCTATCCCAAATTTGAAATCGGCAATAATCAAACAGAGAGCGGCCACGATGAACCATTTCACCGGCTCGACGAACTCGATGAACGAGGTTAGCCAACTTGCCAACATGCCGGATATTACATTTCTTTCCTGCATATATATGTTATTAAGCATTATTTCCCTGTTCTGTTTCCTCCTGCAAAGCCTGTTCTTTGGCTGCATGATAACTTAGATGTTTCTCCGGTGTAATCTCCCTTACGGTTGAAGCGTCGAAGTCTGCCGGCGTGTACATCGCTTTTACTCCCTCGTAAGTCTTTATATCATCGCCTTCTCGGTAGGTAGTCAGGTAATTACCTTCCGTTGCGGGAGTAATCTTTTGATAGGTCTTTTCTTCTATATTCATGGGTATTTGTTTTTTATGAGGTTTTGTTTGATTGTGTTCTTTTATCCATTACATCGAATCGGCGAAATTAATCGTCCAATTCTCATCTGTCAGTTTCGCTATGATACCTTCTGTTTCCAGATAAGTTTGTGCAGTCGTGTTAAATGTCAACGCAGCGGCCGGTAGTCCCAGAGATTTTAATGGAGCTACACCGCTTTCTCCGGCAGCATTGGCGAATCCTCCGAATCGATTCAAAGTATCTTCATCGATATTCGGGGAATCTGCCAGCGATAGAGCGGTGTGTAAGAAGATAACATCGCCGATAGACGACAGCGCCGAACAGCCTTTAAACATATTGACCGCATTAGTCACGTTCGAAAAATCCCAGTATTCAAGAGATTGCATGGATTGGTTATTATAGAATATAAAGCTACAATTAGCAATTTTCGGAATATTTATCTTCGGGAAATGAACGATAGGAATATTTGAAAAAGCGTATGTTGCGGTGACGATATCCGGTAAATCGATATTGCCTATTTCCGTTAGTTTTGAACTTTCAAAGGCGTTAAATGCGGTATATGCACTTTGAACGGATAAATTTAAGATTTTAGCTATATTACTTCTCTGAAAAATTCCTTCTAATGACAGCACATCTAACGGCTCTATATTTACTTCATCATTTAGACTTGTTGTGCCACGAAAAGCCGCTACAACGTTAGTCATTTTCCCCCAATTTAAGTTTGAAGGTAAAGAAATTAGAGATTTGCAGGTGTCAAAAATGTATGACAAATCCGTCACATTCGAAAAGTCGAATATCTCCGGTACTTCCTCGAACGTAGAATATGAGAATTTAATCCCCTCCGCTGCCACGTCGATTTTGGTAACGGGTACGAGTGTGCCCGTCAACTTCTCGCCTCGTGCATACGCCGTCTTTCCAGCCATAATATCGGCAGCCGTGGCCGTAGCGTCGGCTGTCATTTCTGCCAATGTGGGGCACTGCTTCGACGGTTGCCCAGCCTGTATCAATCCCAATCTTCCTAAACTCATGGTTTACCGCATTTTATTGATGTTAAGCTGCAAATCTTCATCACCGACACTAACAGTCGTTCCAGCAGGGAAATAGAAACTGATAATCGTTCCGGTAGCCACGACCACACGGCTATCTGTTCCGTCCGGGTAATTAATTTGTACAACAGTTCCGCTAACAAAACTCAACATATACACACCGGCTTCGGGCAATTCTACCGAATCCCCGCTTCCTTCAATGTAATATTGCTTTCCGGGCTGCAAAACCCCGATAGGGTTCCTATTTATATCTAAGGGTTGATATTCGTTCATAACAGAAATGTTTTTAATCTTTATAATATCCGCGAATAACGGCTAAGTTGTTTTCCAATCCGGGAACCGAGGTATCGAATGTCACCGTAAAGCTGTTTTCGATCACGATTCCGGGATCGTTTTTCAACTGCCACGATTCACCGGGGAATATCTTCACATTTCCCAATACATAGGCTATCGATGTGCCTTGATTGCGGAATATGATAATCGAAGGGGAATTTGTTCCCTCGTTCTCGATCGTCCCGTTCGACGTTCGGATCGTGTTCTTATATATGATTTTTAGAGGCTTAATCATCGTTATCTCGTTTAAAAATGTACCACAATATTATACCGGCGCAAATGATGGAGCCAGCAATGACAAATACGTTGAATCCGCTTTCTAACCCCATACTTTTTTTTTTAGATCGATCCACCTTTTAAATTCTCCGACGGTGATCCGGTCGTCATGATCCAAATCGATACCGGGGTTTGCGTCGGCTATTACCTTCGCCGGGAGTGTCGATGTTTGCAACACATAGCTGTCCGGTTTGCCGAGAGCGGCGGGGAAGAAAGTAACGAGGTATAGATCATACAAAGAGCTCATCTTTCCCCGATACGGATAAAAATACTTATACACGTAGTCGAGTTGGGCGACATTCGACATCTTCCGTAGGGCTTCGGTCGTCGTGCCTAACCCCTTCGCTGTGTCCGGCATGAACTGGATAAGGCCCGACGCTCCGCCATTCGGATTATAAGCAGCGGGATTCAAACCGCTTTCCGAGTTCATGACGAACATAAGCCAATCGGGCTCTATACCCAGTTTTGCGCAGATTAGTCGTACCTTCTGCAAGAATGCTTCCTTATTGCTTGTTACTTTATTTTCGAACCACATGATACATAGTTATTTATATTGTTATTCTTCCTGAATGACTAAAAACCAAACGAGGGCTACCGCTCCGATCGCAACGGCCCACTTCTTCCAGCGCAAATCCTGACCGGTGACTACCACGTCATCGAATCCGCCACCGTCAAGGGCGCCATCGTCCGAGGTTTCCGGGGATTGAAGCACGGTATTATTCCGGGACGGCATGATGATTCTTTTTTTTCTGTCTTTCCGTTCCATACGCTACATATTATTTTTCAACAACAACAGACCGAGAGCCAATACACCGGCTCCGGCCAATACGTTTTTCTCGACGACTTCCGTAGATGGGTTATGGTCCGAAGTCCCGTTCTCGATATCCATATTGGCTTTGATTTCGTCGGCCCAATCCTCCATAAAATTGGGGTCGCCTCCATTGGGGTAAGCGTTAATTCTTAAATGACTATCTATGTCAGGATTCCATTTGTATATCCTTTGAGTAACATTCGTTAAAGGATAATCAAGTTTGTCCCCTCTCAAAAAAGATCCGGGAAGCAATATATAAAGATACGAATAACCATTTTCAGCATTATAACTATATTGATAATCATAATCGTAGAACATAGGATATTCATATTTTGGGCCGTATATCTCTCGACGAAATGATATATTTACTTTTTGTCCATTTATTTCATAATCTTCATAGAACGATATAAGATCTTCACGAACAAATCCGAATTTAAATACCTCATAATTTTTAAGAATTGATTCAAAATCTTCGGGAGTGACAAATCCCATAAATTCTTTTGTCCATTCATACAGCTCCTTATATGTCTCGTATTCAGGTCTTGGAAGATATCGCCAATACCAAAATACAGTATTTAATTGAATATGTTCTTTAACATACACATAATGCCAACGTCCATCAGGCATATCAATGAATTGACCGGTCAAAACCAAAGGAAATCGAAATGTATACTCTGTATCGGTTTTATGCCCCTCATTTTCTTTCGAATGTTTATAAAATTGATTCATGTGCATATTGAATACAGAGAAAGCATCATTCGAGGGGCGCGCCCTCAATGATAAAAAGGTACAAAGACGACCGACCGATATACCTTGCAACTCTTTGGAATATCCTATTGCAGCAGATTTATAATGACTTTCTAATTCTTCCCAATACGGAGAAGAGCCGGGCCATTCATGTACTAAATCCTCCGGTTTTAAAAGTGGTACGGTATTGTAATTATAGTTCCAAGTATTTATCTTGAAATTTTGAGTATTGAGAGGTGGATGCACAGCATTACTACACCATATTTCCAACTCCTCTTTTGTTAGAAATTTGATATATGAATTTGGATCGATATATGCTGGATTGAATAGATTTGCCATAATTTAAAAATTGTTTTTAATCCACTTGACCACCCAAATAGCACCTACGGCAATGGCTCCATATTTCAGTATAGAAAACCATGTTATATCGGTAGCACTTTTCCAATACCCAGTTGTAAAAGCTCCTTTCATCTGTCGGTTTATATCGTCTTCCAATATTTGGATTTGTTCTTCGGTCAGACTGGAATAAACCTCTTTGACAACTTTATCCGATGCCTTGTAGGAAACATTCGAATTGGAAGCAAGAGTCTTAGTCTTGTCATAGACATAATACGCTGCACCCAATGAAAGCGAAACTATGGCAGCAATAACAAGTACGGGAACCCACGCTATACCTACCGCATTTTGTGTTACGATATTCCGAAGGTCAGAAGCGAATTTATCTAAAACAGGCTCACCGTAAACCTTATCGTCCAAGTTGGGCATTGACGCGATTATGTTATTCCGGTTAACGATGTCTATATACAGATTGCGAATCTCATTTTTTATAGAAGATACATTTCTACCGGAACTTTCAAGCATAGAACAACCACGAGAGGCTACTAATAGATTGATCATGCTATTTTTATCGTTCTCTATAATAAGATTTAATTGAGATTGCGCCGCTTCGTTATTGATAGGGTCCACCGTCTTTAACTCTACATAATCCTCACGTACCCAACCCCACACATGAACGCCATCGATAGAGCCGAGTCTGTACCAATTCCAGCCGTCCACATTTTCATAATTTCCGTCTGTCATTCCGGCAAAACCTTTGATTTCGTACAGGACATCTGAACTATACGAAGGTTTTGCATACACCGTCACACTGGTAAATCGGGGAAATACCCCTTTATTGAATATGTTAGGATTGTATTTCATATCAAGCGAATTGTTTAATCATGCCCAAGAGAGCGGGGTTTTCTTCCAATTTGTCACACAGTTTTTCCAACAGATTCAGATAATCGGGTTCGATGGCTGCCAGCCGTTCGGCGATCCGCAATATCCGGGAGTTGTCGTCGGTATTCGGATCCGGAGCTGGAACCCGGATAGGCTGCGAAGTTCCTGCAACTCCTACCTGCATGCCCGGACGCCCGAAGAACCTTTCGAGAATAGCCGGAAGATAAGGGGCTACACGGCCGATCGCTGACTGCAAAGGGCTTTCCCGTTCCTCTAATTCTTCTTCGTATTCTTTTACCTTCGATTCGAGCTCGGCGATACGGAACTCTTTCTTTTGAGCGTCAAGTGCCGCGGCGATTCTCCGGTCCACTTCATCGGAAGGAACACCGCCGATATTCGCCGCTCCCGTCAGGGAGGAAACGGACGTTACATCATCTTCCAGCACGAAGTAATCCCGATACCAGTTTCTACGGGAGTTTCCGTCGGACATCTCGATGTAATATTTTCCCGGCTCCAAATATTCGAGGGTTCGAGATAGTCGATCTTCCATCGTCTTTTTATTCTCGCCTTCCTCGCTTTGGAACTGGAAAGCGTCAGCGCCGGGAGAGGTACGAATCTGTATCTGTTTCACGTTCGGCGTCGATTTCACCCATTCGATTAGATTTTCTTTTCCGCGTATCATAGTCTGTCAGTTTTTAATCTTCGTATTCAAAATTCAAGAAAACGACCTTATCCCCTACCGTCTGGGCAATATCTTGGGAGAGCTCTATATAGGAACTCGGTAAATCGGCTTGCAGATTATCCATATTCAGCCTGAACGGGGAGTTCCATTGCGACAGATACAATACGGGGAACCGGTACAAGATGATATCCGATTTATAAACCAGCGTCAAAAACGAATTGATCGGCGCAACAATAGGTATGCTATCTGGCGACGAAACGTCCGAAGATGTTATTGTCGCATAGATATTTTTAAATTTCTTATCCACCAACACCCGATTATCCGGCAAATAATACTTGTTCGCCGAATTGGAATACACCGGAATGTTAACCGACTGTATTTTCAATTTCTCGAAACAATCCTGTCTTTTGCACAAGGATTCGGGAGTATAGGTGTAGTAAAACGTCAACAGGATATGTTGTGTGTTTCCTGTTTTCGGTTTCGTCAGATAACAGTTCGGGAGTACAAGGTATCGGTTGATAGGGATTTGACGGCCCCCGTACATGAAATAGAATAACGGGATATTCGAAATAAAGTCATCGTTTTTCAAATCTACCAATGTGACGAAAAACTGTCCGACATTATTCGAAGATATGACGTTACCGTCCGGATCCTGCACGTTCGAAGAACTGTAACTGATTCCGAACACAGTCATCGCCGTAATGAATTTGTCGGACAATACCGGGGTATCTGGCAGATAGATACGATCTCCGGGATTAACCTGAGAAACATCTATCGAAATGGAATAGGCGCCGGTAAAAGGTGTATATTCTAATCTATTCATAACAAAAAGCTAAATTTAAATTACGGACTCTGCTATCTGTGGATCTTATATATATTTTGCTACGGTTGAAATCGATCTCTACCGGCGCAATGAATTTTCTGCGAAGGGATAAAGTCCCCGCTTCCAATACTCCTTCCAAGCCGGAGAAAAAAGTGATGGGGACACAGTTAAGGAAACGGGATTTGTCTTTGGGGACAAAATAGAGATATCCCGATTCGATGAAGTTCGGGTAATTGAATATATCCGACGTATCGTCCGAAGATACATATATACCGGTTATTCTTTTCCCTTCCAATGCCTGTACCTTCCTATACAGCGTTATATCTTCCATTTGGGAGGTAACGGGTACGGTCAGGTTATAGATGTTTCTTTGAGAAGGGATAGGTAAGTTCTCCGATCCTATATATACGGAGAAAAATACAACGCTTTCGGTCGGAACTTCTGTCTGAATCGACAGGAAAGAACGCTCCCAGTCTATTACGGCATCTATTCTCGGCAGGTTATTCCCTGAGAAGGAATTGAAATAATCGATAGTGAGAGAATCGACGATTAAATTCCCGTCCATGTCATACAGGGTAACATATATGCCGGTCGACATCAACAGAGGATAACGTCCCGCCAAATCGTAGGTTACGCCCGAAGCGACATAATAAGATTCCAGCCATAGGATTTTTTTACCTTGCAAATGGGTGGACACGGGAAAATAAACCCGGTTTTCGCCCGGATTTACAGTTAATTGTATAAAGTCTACATTCTGTATAACGTATTCCCTCATTTCTTTTCTTTTTAAGATTTCCCGGAGATAGAGGACACTCCGGGAAATCGATGGTCTGACACTATTATGGAATCATCACGCGGGGGCGAGGAAGTCGTTCACGTCGCCCTTGTAGTTTTCGAGCAACAGAGCTCCGTTCTTGACGAGGAAGCCGAGCATAATAAGACTCAACCCTACGGAGCCTTTCGGAGAGCTTGCCGGCTGGAATACCGATGTGTTGGCACACGGGAATTTCAGACTGAAAGTCTGTTCTTTCGTTCCGGCGAAAGCTATCATTTCCGGGGTATAGAAAATCTCGTCGAGTACGGAACTGTCGAGCGATACGACTGCGGCATCGGTTGTTCCGCTGTTGGCTGCTTGGTGCGATACGTTGAAGATGGAGGTTTCCAAAGCCTCGAATGTTACCGTCGTTCCGGTTTGCAAACGAAGCGAACCGCCATAAACGCATTGAACATCTACGGGGATTGTGTCGGTTGAACCCATTACCTTCGCTTTGGCAACGAGATCGGATAACGAAGTGGCGAGTACGGCGGATCCCGGATTGGCTGTCATCTCGTAAATCAGGAACAACCCCATGCCATAGGCAAGGAACAAGTCGTTACGGTTCAACAACTGCCCGTATGTGCCCTGCTGTCCGTTCTGGCGCATAGGATCGAAAACATAGTTGCCTACTCCGTTTACCAGAGTTTGGTCTATCCGAAGATAGGAAGATTGGGGGAAAAGTTCGGGACTCAGCGTCTGCACTTTTTTTCTTGCGTCCTCCCAACGTTTGCGAAGGTAAGGCGCTATAAATTGATTATTCATAATTTACCTTGTTTTAAAATAAGACATTTTTAAACGGCGTGCCTTTTACATTAGTACGCTGTTTTGATTTTTTTTTTGACCCTTGCCAATAATGTTTTGGCGATAAGCCGCATTCGCACCGTACAGGGCATTATTGAACCTGCTGAACGGAGTACCGGCCAACGAAGGGACAGAGCTTGCGATCACGCCTGCGGCTCCCGCTCCGATCATTCCCGCGCCCAATTCACCGATACCGTCCATCTTCACAAGGGAAGGAAGGATTGCACCGATGGCGATAGAGCCCAAATCGGTATATAAAGAACTCTTTCCTTTCATGATGGTCCCTTTCACCACCTGACAGATGGCGCCGCCTGCGGCGCCACCGAGGACAGTTTTAACGATTCTGTCCGTTTTCGTTTTCTTTTTCATAAAACAATCTTTTTTACCTGTTAATTACTTACTTCATTTTACGCACTTTGTCGATGATACGTTTCTTCTCCGCCTCCTTACGTTTGAGTTCGTTGTTGTAGCGGTCCACTTCACGACAACGTTCTTCGTAGCGTTTCCAAGCCTCTACCGAGCTTTTCATCTTCGGTTGTTTGGGGTACTTTTTTAATTTTGCCATTTTCTTTATTTTTTAGGGGTTTATAAAAGTTATTTTTTCTTCTTTTTCTTGTCTCCGCTTCCGCCGAATATCAAAGCCATCAATACGCCGCCTACCAATAGAATACCGAGAAAGTTCGAGCCGGCGACTGTTCCGGTCGGCTTGCTGAAATCTAATAGGGGATTGTCCGTGGTACTGTTATCGGGATATGTGTTATTACTATCTGTAACAGGAAAGAGTCCATCTGTCGATGACGGTCCATTTACTTTTAATTCCTCATTCATCTCATCTTCATCTTTTCCGAATATTTTTGAAAGAAGGGCTCCTATCGCAGATATCAATCCGGCAACGACAGTTATAATAGATAAAATATCACCCACAACAGGAATTTTTCCATCGCGAATCATAATTAAAAAAATGGGACCACTATAACCATATTTGGAGTAGATAGCCGAATTTACAACTGACAAAGCCTGTTCTTGCGTTAATACATTATTTTTATTCAGCTTGTTATAGAAATCCTTATAATAAGCCCTTTTTTCTAATACAACAGGAAGATGCGAAAACTCTGATACTCTACTATCAGGAATAAATGAGTACATAAAATATTCCGCATTGGTTGTAAGAGTTTGTTCTATCTTATTTATTTCTGCCTGTGTTGGTTTTGATCCCGAAAGGGATGCCGCTCTCATTTGTCGATATGAAGCCCTCCCGACAGCCACATCGCTACCGAGGAACTCCGAAGCGTCGAAACCCGGTGTACTGATACCGGTAGTTTCGAGCAGGTAATCGATATCTTCTTCATTGGCTATCACATTAGCAGACTTTTGTACGATAGCACTAACCATGATATTCATTACTTGTGAACGTTGCTCGTTGGTCGTTCCGACAGGCTGGTTAAAGGCCCCTTCGTCGTACATCACCCGGAGACAAGAGATGCCCTTTTCGACATCGCCGAATCCGTCTTCCGAATATTCATATAAAAGAATAGCCACCGTCGCCACGTCCATAAGGTTCTCAATACGGTTGGCAAATGCTGCGTCTTTCGCTGCGACGGCTCCCTTATACAAGGTATTCAACGCATTCAGGTTGATTAAAAAATCTTGCTCCACACGAGGCAAATATTCCTTGCCCTCTATCTCGATCATTTCGGTTTCGGTGAAGTAACCGATGCCGGGACCGGATAACCGGCTTATTTCTGTGGTTCCTTTCATATCTATTTTTTTTGTATATGGACATTCTTTGTTAAAGACGGCTTTTCCGTTTTCGTCCCGATAAACGGGATCGACGATGATCTCTTTTCCGCTTTCGTCGATGGCTACCGCATAGACGTGCGTAGGATCGCTGTTCCCTTCATAAGCGGCGAACCGGAACAAGTGAGGAATACCCATGCACCGGAGGCACGAGCAAATAAAGATCGAAAAGCTCTTGCAATCTCCCTCGCCATCGCTCCATAACCTTGCCGGGGTTCTGATCCATTGCTTTTGCAAAGGGTCTATCTGGTACTTGATGTTTTTATCGACGAAATCGAAAACAGCCCGGCAACGGGAAAGGGTATCATTCCCCGGAAGGTTATCGGCCAGCTCCTGAACTTGTGCATAGTCGGAGTTGTAGCAATCGACGACTGCCTGCATGATATCCTTCGTCTTGCCCTGACGATTGATTATCGTGTCTTTATGTTCTGCTTGTGCGATCATTCCGTAGTAGAGGTTATTTCGGTTACTTCCGCGTCTTTGTCATGGGCGACATCGGTAACTTTGTCGCCGCTCGAAAACAGGTTCTTAATCATTTCCACAAGGGAAACCAGCGAAGGAATACGCACGTAGAAAGAAGGGGTAAACTGGTAACTGGTTCCGTTGGCTCCGAGCCTTCCGTTTATAGATACATCGATGTGGTATTTGCTGGCGTTCGTGGCTAAATAAGCATTCAGGAGGCTAAGCAGTTTAGAGGTTTTCAGGCTTACCCGTGCCCGTACCTTCACAGTCTGGTAAGATTCCAAGACTACATTATTGAGGCTTTGGCTCGACGATCCGACAAACGTACCGTTCAAATACAGGCTGAACTGTATGCCGTTCAGTACTACCCTGTTCTGCGAAAGATTTTGCAGTTGGAAATCTATATCTACCGTGGTATAATCCCACTTGATAGAAAAAAAACAGAATCCCACGACTTCGATGTTCGTTTTCATCAATGCCGTTGCCGTTGCAAACTTATTGTATAACCAGAGTAAGAGGCCACCTCCTACGAGCCATTTTACCGCTTTATTCATTCGCGCATATTATTTAATGCGGAACGAATATAGGTATCTTCTTACCGGAGGCTGCAAGAATTGCAATTTATGAAATTTTTGACAGTCTTTTAACTCGGTTTAACTTCCAAACCGAGAAAATCGCAGAACTTTACCCATTCGACAGGCGAGTATTTGGGCAAAGAATGCGCATCGCGATACAGACGTACCAACCGGCACGCTTTGCTCTCGCTGATCCTCAACCGACGCGCTATCTCTTTGTTCGTCACAATATCGATTTGCATGGATATTTGTTTTTTTAATGTTTTATTTATGTCCGAAAATAGTTGCAAAAATCAACTTAATTTTTAAATAGCTAATAATAAAGCTATTACGATTTTTCAAATTTAATGAATTTATTGAGAAAAACAATGTAATCTATTGAAAATCTTTTGTGTTTTTATCGTTATATTCTCTTTTTGCCCGAAAAAAATCCTGTGACTTGCGCGAAAATCCTGTTACATTTGTTACATGATGGGGTAAATCTTTCAAAAAGCCTATGTGTAAAGCGTTTCACGGTGTAACAAACTTTTTTACAAGAGATGTTCTCGTAACAAAAATTTGTTACAATCCGGGAACGCAAAAATCGATTTGTTACAATTTCCGATTTTGTTACAAGATTTGTTACAACTTTTTTATTATATAATATCCTTATTATCATATTATTATCTCTATTTTGTAACAAATGTAACAAATGTAACAAGTTTTCAATCAAAAATTTTTTTTATCCTTTTCTCGGACTGATCCGAATTAGCAGAATGACAAGAAAAAGCACGATTATCAATCCTATTGCTTCCATGATCTTTTTAAATACATTCTTTTCTTTTTCCTCCACATATTTGTTTTCTACGGTAGTCGAGGCGGTGACGACGGGGATATTCTTTTCCTGTGTCCGTGTTTCCACTTTCAGCGTGTCGCCGCTGATGGAGACGGAGGTCTCGATCCCCGGCGTCTGTTTCTGGTCTATCCCAGTGAATACAATTCCGGTTCCGGGTATATACGACAAAGTACCGGTAAGCGTGGAACGCTCGGCCGGTACTTGTATCGTGTCGATGGTCTGTTTCTCGATAAACTCGGACTTGACTAACTTCTGTTTGCTTTTACAGCCTGCCACTGCCACCAGCAGCGCGAGGAAAAAAAATACATGTTTCATCTTTTCTAATTTATTATGGGTTAGAATAATTGATTTTATGTGTTTTATATTGATTATATTTGCATTTCGAAAAACTGACATTATTAGTTGTATTTTATGGGAGACCTTGAACTGATTCAAAGCAAGATATACGAGATAAGAGGGCAACGTGTGATGCTTGACTTCGACCTTGCAGAAATGTACGGTACAGAGACTAAAAGATTGAAACAAGCTGTCAGACGTAATTTAAAGCGATTTGAGGGAGAGGATTTCATGTTTGAATTAACCCGGGAAGAACTTTCAAGGACACAAATTGTGACCTTGAACAAAGGAAGAGGAAATAATTTCAAATACATGCCTTTTGCCTTTACCGAATTAGGAGTAGCGATGCTTAGTAGCGTCCTCAATTCTGATACAGCCATTGAAATAAATCGGGGAATCATGCGTGCCTTTGTCGCTATTCGTCAAATGTTATCAACACCGATTTCAAGTCCGGTAGAAAAACTCCAACAAGAAGTAAAAGAACTCAAAGAATATATCGAGGAAGTATTTGCCGACTACAACGATGTTAATGAAGATACCCGCATGCAGCTTGAACTCATTAACGAAACTCTCGCCGAACTGCAATCCAATAAAAGCAGGGAGCGTGAGAAATCCCGTGCGAGAATCGGGTTCTACACTCCACCGGAAGAATGAGTCAGGCAATTAAAACAGTTTTAACCGATTTGAAATCACAATTTGTGATATCAAATCGGTTTTTTTGAGGTCATGATTTGCGACCTCAAAAGATTAGAATAATTGTGTTTGTCGTTTATGAAATTCTTTGTCCTCCCATTCTTTGATTAACCGGTCTACTTCTTTCTCAGCCTGTCGTCGATCATCTTGAAACTGGTAATCATTTCTTTTACCGCCGGCTTTCTTCTGGTAGGTCCGCATCCTGCGTACCGCTTCCATGATTTCGTTTACTTCCATATTTTTTTCTAATGTTTGTTTGGTAATAAGTCTTCCACATATGCCCAGCTTTCTACCTCTGCCTCTTTGACAAAGGTTTTGTAATCTTTTTTCGATAGGCTTTTCCCTCCGACAAATACGCCATACGATTTCGTCTTCACTAATATACGCCTGCCGTATTCCGGAATTTCGCTCTTATCATGCCATGTGTTTTTCAGATAGTATTCCACGCCGTTTGCGAAAGCGCAACGTTGGTTGTCGATGACTTCTCTTTTGTAATTAGACAGATAATTTTCTGTATAATTCTTTTTCATGTACTCATCGAAACTCTTTTCAATTGTTTTTTCGTTCATTTTTTATTCCTCCTTTATAAAATCCTTCCGTATAAATTTATAGGGCCTTCCGGTCTTGGTTCCGCCCTTTTCCGGTCTTATCGTCCCTGTATTGGGATCCGCTTTCATCACATAGTAGTCATACCGCATCATAGGTTCCGGCCTGATGTTGAGATCGTATTTCAGAAAATCTATGATCGTCGATTTCGATATGGTAAATCCTCCCACTTGGTTAATCTCTATCGCCAGATCTTTCGGAGAGTAATATAATTCAACGGTTCCGTAATCAATGAAGCTCTGCCGGATAAAGTCCTTGATCTCTTTAACGGCTTTGTTTTCCGTGCGTTCCTGTACTCGGATCAAACTTTCCGTCATATATACTTCCGGCTTGAATCCCATTCTCGACTCCCCGCATTCGTAATGATACTCCCTTTTCGAAAGGTAATAGAGAAAAGCCCCTATCTCTTTCTCCATCTTACTCATGATAAAAGGATCGTCTTTTTCTAAAACCCCTACTTTGAGGACGGCATAACGGTTTTCCCCTTCGTCTATCTGCATGAAGTTCGTTTCGTTGTTCGAGCATACGATGATGTGCATGTAGTTCTTTATCTCGCTGGCATCTTTCCCTTTCTGCTCCATCAACATGTTTGGATTGGTCGCCCAGTTCTTTATCTTTTCCTTTATTTCCGTCCTCTTCTCGCTCACGAAGGCTTCCTCTATACCTACAATCAATTTATCGGAATATACGCTTGAAAATTGGCTGTTTAACCGGTCAGAGTCGACGACGATAACATTCTCTTGGAATATAGCCCGCATAAGGTAGAGGAAAGTCGATTTACCTGTATTCCGTTCTTTCGACACGAAACAGAGTACCGGCATTTTCTTTCGGGGCTCGAAAAAGGTGTGCTGTATGTAATCTAATCCGAACTCATACATCGTTTCCCCCGCTAAATTGGTATCGGAAAAGATATGCCGCAAAAAGGATTCTATCGTTTTCCAGCTCCCCGGTTTTATGTCGTGATATACCGGGTTATATCTATTATAGCTTACTGTCTCTATGCCTTCGAAAACTTCCCGCTTTATCCTCCTGTATTTATTCGTGTTCTCCGGTTCGTTAAAAAACATCTGGTAACGGGGGATAAGCGAAATATCCTTCACTTCTTGTTTTACCGTTCCTTCATTATATCTTACCAGCTTCATAATAGGCTGTTTGTGCTCTTTGTCGTGGTCGTCGTCGAATACGATACATTTTCGGTAATACTGGTCGGCCACCTTGATAAACATCTTGGCTTTGGTGAGATTATCCCGAACTACCTTGCTACCGTCGAAGTAATAAGAGGCTCCTTTCCACTTAAATATCCTATCCTCCAATATGGCTTTGTAATTCTCGTAAAAATTTGCCACGTTGTCGAGGAAGAAGTATTTTTCGAGCTTGTATTTGATACCGGGCGAAAGAGCCATGCAGTTAATGAAATCCTTTCTCCCTGTAATCAAGTCGTTCAATTCCTCGACCAGCTTTGTTTTCTTCTTGGGTTTCAGCGTGGAGATCAAATCGTCCAACCCTTTTGCCGATTCGCTGTATTTGGTGGCTATATGGGAGAAATACAAATCGACATCGAAGGGCTTCATATACTCCATAAAGTTTATGACAGCGGAGCAAAAGTTTTGCAGGCGGGTAGCCAGATCTTTATCCTCGGAATATTTCACATCGAGCAGGTCGGCGTCGAAAAGCAGCGCCACGTTGTCGGGCTTGCAGCGATCGATAATCATTCGTATGTAGTCGTCGATCGTGTTGTTCTCCTTATCCTTGATGTTTTGAATACCGCCGATCCCTATCATGGGGAGCCCCAGCACATCGCCGGAAAGGGCTTTGATTTCGCCCTCGACGATAAACAATGTTTTTATTTTCTCGGCTAACCGGTATCTCCTGACTATGCCGGGCGTCATGTAGGTATATACACCGGTTTTCGGCGGCTGGCTGTACCGCATTGTCTTTTTCTTCCCGTCTTTGTCCTCGTACTCCTGCGGTTCCATGTACCGGAGCCGCTCGAAGGGAATTTGTCGGCCTTCGTATTCATAAGTGGCGACTTCTCCGTTCGGATCGCAATAGGGTAATGTAATGGACTGTTTGCGCTCATTCAGCCCGATAATGGGTACTTCTTTCGGTTGACCGGAGTAGTATAGGGTTCGTTTGTTTTCAGCGGCAGAGAGCCCGATATTCGCCAAACGGGTATTGAGATATTCTTCTAATCGTGTCATAACAGAATGGTATCGTTTTTAACGACAATTTCGGTCGTGTCTATGGTGATGTTCATTCCCGGACGTTCGTTGCCCGGAAAGGGCGGTTCTTCCGGTATTTCCTTCGGTATGCAGGAGGCGAGGAAAAGAAGGATAAATAGTGCTTTAATTCGCTTCGTCGTTTTTTTCTTCCTTTTCCAATGCTTCCAATACGACTTCCATCACATTTTTGATTTTTGGAACCTCTTTACAAAGTTCATATAACGAAATAGCGATACCTTTATCTTCCCCTTTTATGTGTATAAGTCTCTCATCTTTTGTTTCTATCAAAATAAGAGATGATTTAATGTTGTTGTCTCTTTCTCTTGTCTCTACAAAAGAGTCGAATATATCGCTTATATTTTGTTCATTCTTCGTTTCCATAATGTCAGTGTTTTATTTATCCTTTAAAATCTTGTATATCAATATAAATAGTGCTATAATGAGTAGCAATACATATATTAGCATAGATCCTAATAGGAGCAATTCCATTATAGCTTGTGCCTTTTCCATTTTTGAATAGCTTTAATCGTAAATATTTCCGGTGATGATCATTCGCTTCAAGTCATAGCCGGATATCTGGTAAGTGGGGTTGTCGATTCCTTTGCCGACATACCCGGCTCCGTCTTTATCGTACTCGACTACGAATTTATATCCCTTGTATTCGAAGGTATCGCCGGTATAGATGGGGGTTCCGGTTTTATCCTCTACATCGATGGCTTTGCCTACGGTGGCGACGTCTACCTGTACGTATTTCTTTTCTATGCCGTAAATCCATTGTTCGACGAAATATCCGTAATGCCAGATTCCCGCGGCGTCTCTTCCTCTGTATAATTTCGATGGTTCCATAATAATAGTGTCAGACAGTTAAGGGTTAAAAATCGGTTTCGTAACTGTATTCTCTTTTCAGGCGTTCTAATACGCTATCCGTCACGTCATATACATATCCGTTGTTGTTCAGCCGCTTTACGGATCGGTTCTCTTTCAGATAGACAGGGCGATTGAACTCTATCACATTGCGGGACCCGTAGACTTCTTTTATTAAAAAGTCTACATCTCGTTTTCTCCGGTCTAAATCGGTTTCCCTGTATTCCCCTCTCGGTATGAATTTATCTTCATCGACAAAGTAGGTTTCGATTTCTCCCTCCGGATATCTCCTTATGGTTCCTTCGATTCTTTCGAATCCGAATTGATCCAGCCATCGATTCAACTTGGTTCTCGTCATGTAGAGTTCTTCTACATGCCCGTTATCCTCTCTCAATTCTACCCGGAAAAGGTCTCTCCCGTATTCATCTTGTCCTCCCGGATAGACTTCTGCACGGCTATTGCGATCCTTCGATCTGTACTGAGTTCCTCCGATAGAATGTTTACCTCTCACTTCTTTGTACCCATAGCTTTCCAAAAACTTTTGAGCACCCCGCAAGGATTTGAATTTCTTGCTTGTGCTCACCGTGACCGCGATATACTGGTCTTTTCCGTTAATGAGGATGCCGCCTTCGTCATTTCCTCTTTTGTAATCAATAATTTTCATACGTTTAATAATTTATTGGTTAGTAATTTGTTTGGTTAAAAGGGTAGATTATCATCTTCCGGCTTACAGGCCCCTATGATTATGATCTCTTTTTTGCATGAAGCGACGGTAGAAAGAATAAAAACCTCTTTACCGGTTGTTCCGGCCAAACGATAAGCCTCTTTCGATGCACTTTCGAATGAATCGTGCTTGTATGTGGGGCTGTTTCCTCCCTCTACATAAATCATATAAAATCCTGCTTGTTTCATATACTTTTATTTTATGGTTAGTATTCGAATATTCTTTTACCGGCGATTTCCTCTATTTTCTGCATGGCGAGATAAGGAATCTTCGTGCGTCCACTCAGCCAATAAGAGAGCACGTAGCGCGTTATTCCGCAGTCCCGCATGATCTGTTCCCGGATTTCCGGGAGTATGCCGACCGGTATTGTCGAAAGCCACGCTAACAGCCTGTCGTTGTTCGTTGTGTCTGTCGTCTTTTTCATATTTTTTTTGCTTGTTTTGTGTCGTTTTACTTATTTTGTGTAGGATTACACACAACAAAGAAAACTATTTTATCTACAAATAGATATTATTTTATAGTTAAAAATATTTATAAAACAAATTTTCATTTATAACAACATGGATTACAAGCTATTAAAAGAAAGAATAAAAAGCAGTAGAATTACTTTTAGAGAATGTGCTTCTTTTGTCGGATTAACAGAGGCTGGACTCCGTCAATCTATCGAAGGCGAAAGAATTACAGTTTCTGTGTTTGAAAAACTTTGTAAATTATTAGGTGATACTCCTTTATTATACTTAGATCCTATTGGCTATAATGTAACAGGAAATCAAAATCTAATTGGAGGAAATGGAAATCATTTAATTATATCCCAAGAAGCCGCTGAAATTTCTACTCTTAAACAAAGAATTTTCGATTTGGAAAAATTGGTTGAATCAAAAGAAAAAACTATCTCCATACAAGAAAAAACTATTGAATTACTAACCAACAAAAAATAACCATTATGAAAAAAGTATTTTTATTTTTATTTATATCTCTTGTTTTAATTAGTTGTGGAACGTCAAAAACAACGAGTGTATTGAACTATTCAACACCACTACCAGCAGGAACGCCGGTTGAAGTTTTTGGTATTGGTCAAAAATTACCGAATGATGTGAAGTTTATCGGCTCTATATCTATCGGAGATAGTGGATTTACAACGAAATGCTCTTATCAAGAAGTCATTAACGATGCTATAAATTTAGCTCGTGGAATGGGCGGAAATGTGATTCAAATAACAGAGCATAAAGAACCCAATATATTGTGTGATTGTCACCGCATTAAAGCCGATGTATATTACATACCTAAAAACTAATTTTTTACCTCTAAAATACCGGGAGAAATACGGGAGAAATGCCCTGTATTTCTTTTAAAATCATTATTGAGAATCAATCATTTATATAACCCTCTTCCCTTGAATAAGGTCCCGCTACCCCGACAATTTTATACCTAACAACCTATTTATTAGATTGTTAGGTATGGTCGTTTAAATATGACCGGGAGAGAAATGTGAGATGTTTAATCAAGGGGAGATTTGAAAAATAATCTCTTCTTAAAAAAAAATGTCTGTTCAAAAAAATTCCCTGATTTCGGAGGTAATTTCCTATACGCCTCCAAAACTTTATACCGGGAAAACCGGTAACGATTGGTATGTAGGATTCTACGCTTTTTGTCCCATTGCGGGAAAACTTAAAATCAAAAGAATCAAGATCAATCACATACCCAAAATTTCAGATCGAAGAAAATACGCCGCCGATTTAATCAATCGGATTCATGAACAGCTCCGTCGGGGGTGGAATCCGTGGATTAACGAATGTCATTCGAAAGGACTGGCTTTATTTTCAGAAGCTACGGATAAATACAGAAATTATATTACTCGATTGCGTACTGATGGCGTTTTGAGGGAAGAAACCTACATAGGATATATTTCTTACCTTAGAAACCTCGTTCGCTATAACGCCTCTTTAAAAGTTCCCATTACTTATATATATCAATTCAATCGGGAGTATATAAACGAGTTTATCGAGCATATCTACATTGAAAGAGAAAACAGTGCACAAACCCGGAATAACTATCTTTCATGGTTGCGAATTTTTGCCGGATATCTACTCAAACATGGCTATGTCGATAAAAAGGTTACGGACGGAATAGATCTTATCCCTAAACGATCCATAAAGAAACAGCGCACAGTCATTTCTGAAAGCGATTTGATCCGTTTGCAAGAGTATCTAAAAACCAAAAACAAACGTTTCCTACTGGCTTGCTATATTCTTTTCTATTGTTTTGTACGTCCCAAAGAGATAAGTTATATTCGTATCGGCGACTTTAATGTAAAGGCCGGCACTCTCCTACTTCACAGCGACTATACAAAAAATCACAAAGATGCAGTATTGACTATCAATCGGAAAATTATCGAGTTGATGATAGACTGCGGTTCTTTCTCTTATCCGAGTGATTATTACTTATTTTCCGATGGTCTTACCCCCGGCCCGAAATGGAGAAGCGAGAAACAATTTCGGGACTACTGGACACATTACGTCCGAAAAAATCTTCGATTCCCTGTGTCATACAAATTCTACTCATTGAAAGATACCGGGGTGACATCGATGTTACGGGCGAGGATCGATAATATATCGGTCCGTGATCAAGCACGGCATTCCTCGATTCTCATCACGGATATATATACGCCGCACGACATCGAGCAAGCCAACCCCATTATTCAGAAGTTCGACACTGTTTTTTAATTATTTATGTACATTTGCAAAAACTATTCAGATATGGAACAAAAGAGTGAAATCGTATTATACCAACCGGAAGGGGCTGTAAGTCTGGAAGTCCGTTTAGAAAATGAGACCGTATGGCTGACACAACAACAGATATCCGAACTGTTCGGAACAGGGAGGCAAGCTATAACCAAACATCTAAAAAACATCTTTGCCAGTAATGAGTTAGACGAAAATTCAGTATGTTCCATTTTGGAACTAACTGCCGCAGATGGAAAAAACTATAAAACAAAAGTCTATAACTTAGATGCTATTCTATCGGTAGGCTATCGGGTAAACTCAAAAAACGCTACACTTTTCAGACGTTGGGCAAATTCTGTTCTAAAAGATTATATGTTGAAAGGTTATTCCTTAAACCATCGGTTTGAAAGATTGGAAGACAAAATCGATACCCGTTTCCAAAGATATGACTCCGAAATACAAAGGCTCAGCAACCAAGTAGATTTTTTCGTCCGCCATTCCTTACCGCCGATAGAGGGAATATTTTTTGCCGGCCAGATATTCGACGCCTACAAATTCGTTTGCGA